CGCACCATAAGCTGAGTTAAGTGAGATCTTCTTAGCCATCTGCATATTGTTATACTGTACGATCTTACGTTCTAGTTCCTGATTGCCTTTGTCGTTCTGCAGTTGCTTCTGACATTCAATCATCATCTTCTTGAATCGTTTGCGATCCTCGTAGTATTTCTTCATGAGCGCAGGTAGGAAACCCTGCTTGTCGCGCGAGAATACTGCACCATTACCAGCGACGGTTTGGTTTTTAGATTTAGCTGTGGTGATTGAATCTTGCCAATGCTCGGTGTTCTTTAGAACTGAGTCTGGTCTGATTCCCATTAGAGTTTCGACGAAGCACTCAGGCGAGATGTTGTACTGCATGATTAGATGCGGATACAGACTATTCAAGTCAAACGAAACAACCCAGTTGTAGCGACCGACTTCAGGATGCTTAACGAAAGCACCAGCGATCTGCGCATCTTTACGACTATCTTTCTGCATCGGAATCACGACACCTTGGTCGCGCAGATAGTTGTGAATGATGACATCCCATAGCAATACAGAAGTCATCGCATCACCGTAGTTGACCTTGGCATCGTACGCGATAGCACAAGCCTGTTCGATAAACTTCATCTTCTGCTCGAGTTTGACAACGAGCGAAACGTCTTTGACGTTGTACTCCATATACAACTGATGATTGCGCTGATACAGATCGTCTAGGTTTGTATAACCTAGTTCGCGATAGTCAACTTTCTTCTCGCCGAGTTCTACCTGAGAAATATAGTCAAGTGAATACTGTTCTTGCTTGATGTAGGTAAACTTCTGATACAGCTGAATGTAGTCAAGAACTGGAAGTCCAACCAACTCGACGATGTTCTGTTCGCGTCCCATCTTGTCGTAATATGTACGGAACTCCGTCATATTCCAAGGCGACATCTTCTTGGCTTCTTCCTCGTTAATCTCATTAGCAATACGCTGATACAGATAAGGAATATCGAAGCCATCTACGTTCCAGCCAGTCACGATATCCGCATCAAGCTCACGCCACTTGCGAATAAACTTCATCAGCATTTCTTTTTCTGAAGTGCATTCGACGTACACGATGTCTTCGTTGTGCGGGATGAATCCTTTGAGTGCCCAAGAATAGTAAGTAATGCCATCGCTGATAGTGATAGCAGTTACAGCTTTGTCAGCTGTCTTTAGATTAGGGAAGCCACCGCGCGAATCAGTTTCGATATCGAGATAAGTCACACGAAGTGCTTTTACATCGAAGTCCATTTCGCCTGGATACTCATCGTTGATGTAAACATATGGCCAACGATTCATGCCATAGTATTCAAACGACGAGATATCTTTATATTGTTTAGCAAAGTCACGTGCTTCACCGATAGAGTCAAACTGAATCTTATCAACTTGCTTGCCATCTAGCGTTTTGTATTGGCTAGGTTGCTTGGTAGGAACGAACAGATATGGTTTGTATGCGATGCGACGCTGGACTCGTTTGCCATTTTCATAGCCACGAACCAGCAGATCGTTTCTTCGTTGTTCAACAGATGTGTAAAACTTCATTAAATCTCGCTTTTCTTTTCAAAGAAATATCGTTGTAGCTTCATCTCTTTGTTCAAAACAAATATCATACCAACATCAGATAGCGAACTGTCGATCTGACGCTGAATTCCTTCTGCGCTTATCATATCGTTGTCGTGTTCGAAGTTATGAATCTTTCCTTTCGGGTGTTTATCCATACCATCCCAACATTCGTCTTTGATTTTTTGGATTATAGGATGCATCAATACTTCTGCCCTTCAAACCATTTGGTCGGGCGATCGTCTAGGTGAGCAAGTTCTGGATTTTGTTCAATCAGATTCAAGAGTTGTTCCATCATCATTAGATTACATACAGCGTGACCGATGTGACGCGCTTTCGATTCATGGTCGATATCGTCACCCATCTCAATAGCAGCAAGATGTCGTTTGACACAGCCGATGTATTGACTCATCGGTCCACCCTTCGCCCAGTTCCATGGCGCATACTTGTTAGCACCATAAGCAAAAACATCGGCGGTCGATTTAAGAAGATGGGTTGGTACTAGGTCGTACCGAGTTTTATTTGCATTGTAGCGAGCGCATGTGCCAAATTCCTCTGACTCTAGGTCGCCCTGTGCTGGTTTTTCTTTCTTACTCATAATCTCTCCAAGGTTGGAGTGGGCATTGCACCCACTCCAATATCATACTATAAAATCGCGTATTGGTAAAGTTATTTACCGATTGATGTCAACCAAGCAACAACTTTTTGTAGCCATGTTGGTTGTTTATCTTCAGCCCAGACAAACGATGCTGGTTCTGGTTGCTTTGCGTTGTCGCGGAAGAAAGGCATTTCAACTACTTCTGGTTTTGCTTTTTCAGCTTTCTTAGCAGAAGCAAGATTACCATCTAGTTTTTCTTTCTTCTCGCCTTTAGCAGCGATTGCCTGAACGCGAGATTTCTTAGAAGGATAGTATCGCTTCTTTTTCTTCTTTGGAGTAAGAGCACCTGCAACAATCTTTGCTGCTTGTGTTTTATTCGTTGGTTTCTTTTCCATTGTTATCACCTTGTACAATTGTAATTAAATCGGGATCAAAATAGTTTGGTCCTTTTAGGATCTTACCATCCTCCCTGTATATTGGCTTCCTATCCAATCCTAGCTTAGACATGTTAGAACGATGTACCTCGTTGAAACATTTATCTAAGTCAATGCCAAATGCGTGACCTGCGCCATACACCACGTATAGCAAATCGGTCAGTGCATCAGCAACTTCGACAATATCCTTGTCACGAATTGCTTCCTTCAATTCGCCCAGTTCCTCTGCAATCAATTCAACTCTTAGCTTGCAGACATCTTTCGATGGGAACTCAGCTTTATACTTAACTTCTTGATTGAAGGTATGCATAAACACACCGACATCTTCAAAGTTACTCAGCTGTTCTCTCTTTCCATTATAAAATGTGTCAGTCATATTAAAACTTCTTCCCAATTTTGTATTTACTAATCAATTCCCACTCATGCTTTTCTTTGTAAGGAATCACCTTAATGAATTTCATCGGAGCTTGATTTTCTTCGCTCATCTTAGGATTCACTAATTCAATTAAACCCCAATCAGCCAACAAGTTCGCAATAGTATTTCTACGCGCAAGATCTTCTTCATCCAGCGATGATGGCTTTCCGTCTAATGCGAAAAGTTCTTTGAAGTGCACGATGTAATACTTACCACGTTTATGTAGTATATGGCATGACTGATATAAGGTTTTGTTTTTCTCTGAAGCAACACCGACTCTAGTTAATGTTTCCTTAACTTTTAGAAAATCATCTTCCTGATGTAGCTTCACTTCGACAAAAGTATCTAATGAAGTCATTTTGTATTTCCACCTTTTTGTAATTTTTGTAATATAAGGTCAATTTGTTCGGTGGTTAATACTGTAGAGATATCTTTTGCTTTTTGGACACTGCAACCATAATATTCTGCGAGTTGCATGACAATTTCATCCTTACTAGCTTTAGCCCACTTCGAAAATCGTTTGTTCTTACGAATACTATTTAGTAAATACTCATACTGGAGCAGATTATCTAGGTCAGGATACATATTCATGTCATTTGAATACATGATGGTGTCTGGGAAGTAGGAAAGACCTCGGTTGGTTAGGAATGCATTATACTGCTTCTCAGCTAGTTCTGGATTCTCGGTGTCGCGAATCAGGTTCTTTTTAGTATAGGTGATGCTGTTGGTGTAATCAAATGGATTTGACATGTTACACCCACTCGGCTTCGACCATAACTTCAGTTAGGAACGCGACCGTATTGATTTCTTGGTCGGCAACGAACGCTGACTGATACTGATAGCGACCTAGCAACAGAACCAGTTGCGGGATGCTGTTTGGCTTCATATAGGTGGAAGCCATGTCATAGAACTTACGGAAGAATGCAGTTGGCTCGGTGTCTAGATTTTCGGAAACCCACTTGCGCATATCATTGAACCGCTTGTTCTTCAGCAAGTCAACAAGACCCTTGAAGTTTTCTTCGCCGAGATTGGCAAGGATACCGCTGTCAATTTTACCTGTTGCACTATAACGCTGAAGTTCGTTTAGAACTCGACGCCAGTCTGGGAAGTGCTTGGTTACGACTTCGGCAACAACAGCCTTGTCAAACTCAACTCCTTCTTGCTCTAGGATACCACAAGCACGCTTATGGAACTGAGCTGCCAGTTTCGGTTTCTGGCTGGAAGGAATCTTGAATTCAATTACTGAACAACGAGAGTGTAGCGGTTCAATGATACGATTCTTGAAGTTACAGGTCAGAATGAATCCGCAGTTCTTAGAGAACTCTTCCATGAAGTTGCGAAGAGCTGGCTGAGTTGACTGCGCATTTAGATAGTCTGCCTCATCGAGGATGACCATCTTGCGTGTACCTGTAAACGAAATAGTAGAAGCGAAGTTCTTAATCTCGGTGCGTAGAGTATCGATACCACCGTTCATAGAACCATTGATTTCGATATAGTCAAGTCCGAGTTCTTCACACATCGCACGAGCGACGGTGGTTTTACCAGTTCCTTGCGAACCAGTTAGCAACAGGTTAGGAATGCTACCCTGTTTTACAAATTCTGAGAAAGTCGACTTCAGACTTTCTGGCAGAATGCAATCTTCAATCTTGTGTGGGCGATACTTCTCGACCCATAGAAAGTCGTCTTTCATCATATATTACTCCATAATAAAAAGGCGCGAGTCGCGGAGAGTATCCCACTCGCTCTGTACGATCTTTATACCGTACAGCATTTCAATTACTGACTGTATTTGGAGCTTGATTCAGTTGCGATGAAGTATTCAAGACCAGCTTTTTCGTTGGCAAACTTGCCCATACCCTTCGACGAGATGGATACTTTATAGTCACCGCTGATTAGCTTCAAGTTCTCAGACTTGAATACCATACGGAACTTGGCTGCGTTGGTAACAGCAACGTCAACGTGATATTCGTTAGAAGTATCGTTCTTGACGTTGGTAGCAACTAGCTGAGTATTGGTGACACCATCAGAAACGACGGCGATCTCTGGAGCCTGAAGGACGCTCGCAGCTTTCAACACTTCGCTGATGTTAGAGGCAGATGCATCAAACACAACTTCTTCGGTAGGAAGTTGTAGCTTCTTCTCAGGAGCAGCAAGAATCATGCTTGGCTCAGCGAACCAATACTTGATGCTACGCTTACCGCTAGAGATGGTGACGAACTTGTCAGTAAAGTCAAAGTCAGGATCTTCAAACAAGCTGACAGCACCGAGGAACTGACCGAGGTCATAGATCGCAAAGGTGGTTGGGAAGTTTTCAGAAACGACAGCAGAAGCTAGAATGTTCTTCTGCGGTGAGATAGTCGACAGGGTTGAACCTGCACGAACTAGGATGTTTCCATTGATAGAAGAAAAGTTCTTCAGAATGGAAAGGGTTTGGCTTGAGATCTTCATAATATTATCCTTGTTTGGTCAATTGTTCGTAGACTTCTACGAACGTCTCATTTGTTGCTACTTCGTCATTGAAGTTTTGTTTATGATAGGTCTTGGCAATTTTGCGCAAGACCTTCTTATCAATGTTAAAGTTTTTACTTGCTTCGTTGATGGACTCGTTGATGGCAGATCGCTCTGCCTCAACCATAGTCATCATATTGGAAACGTCATCAAGAACTTTCTTGAGTTTTACACGGTCAGCTTCAATCATTATATTATACTCTAAAGTTGTTTGTTAGTAAAATTACTTCTTCTTCTTTTGGTTCTTCAACAGACCAGTGTCAGCTGTTGCGGAAGCACCAACAGAAGCAAGAGCAGCAAGCGAACCACCAAAGGTGTAAGAACCAGTGTGTTGTAGTTCCATCCACGGACATAGCCAAATTGTTCCGCCCATCTTGATTACATTCTGACAGAACATGTAGTCTTCCGACAGATAACGCTTCGTCGCAGGATCGATGATGCAGTCGAAGTAAGCATGGATTTCACGAGTACCATCAAACGCAGCAGTGCGAACATGGTCTGGCTTGTAGCTGTATTGCGGATAAGCAGCTTTGTATTCGTCGAACACTTTGCGCTTAATCATCATGAAGCCAGTTCCGATCTCAAGAACCTTAGCTGGTTCGTTCAGTTTGATTTCAGTTTGACCAGCATCGACGATTGGATTGAACACGAAGTCACCAACATACTTTTCAAGTTCGTTAGGATTATCATCGCCCACACCTTTGTTAACAGCTTGCACGATCTTTTCCCACGAGATACATTTCTTAGGATATGGACCACCGATGATATCATAACCAGATTCGTCAGATTGCAGAGCAAGCAACGACAGAACGTCGTTAGGGTTGAATCCGATATCTGAGTCGATAAACATCATGTG